GAAACAATGGAACTACATAGGAAATTCGATTTATCTATTTATTATTGGTTGAGCGGTCTAGTGCCAAGTTCTGTAACAGTCGTGGATGGTTTTCCAAACACTGACCTGGTACTGCCCACTGTATCCGTTACACAACTGGATATAGAGGGTCTGCCATTTGAGCTTGGTGGTAGTGAAAGAGATTTACTATTCTGGCGCATTGATTCATTCGGGGAAACAAAGACACAGCGGGACAACTTGGCGTCCATTATATACAGCGGCCTAGAATGTGGGGTCGATGTATACAACTACGACGAGGGGTTCCCTCCCACCGTGTCACCTACGAAGATCGGTACGCTAATAGTATCTAAACGTAAACTGAGACCAATACATACTTTCGAGCAACTAGTGGATAAGTTGTATTGGCGTTCAGCCGTCACCTTCTTCACTAAGTATCAACCGATTTAGGAGGAACCTAATGGCTAAGTCTAGGGGAGGGAGAGTCCCGAAATCCTAGCTAACGCTATTAGCTATCTGAAAGAAACAAATAAAGGAGAAAGTTAAATGGCACGAAGAGTCGCTATTCCGTTTCAAGAAGTCGCACTGCGAGTAGTTGGCCCCCTGGGTAGCTACCTGGCAGCACGTATTCAGCGCCTAGACATGCCTGTAAACTTCCCGACCACAGATATTGACGAGTTGGGTAATGAATATCACGCAGGTCAGACGGTAGACATTCCAGAAGTGACAGCAACCTTCCAGGCCATGGATGTGTCTGTTAAACTGTTCGCGGCTTTGACAGGTACAGATGCAACCGCATATCCCGCCCTAGGCGTGGATATAAACAACCTTGGAGACATCGACCTAGTTGGCGTCGTAAAGGATGCCAACGTATCGGACTATATTAAGAGTATCCACCTACGTAAGTGTAGGATTACTGGGTTCACTTATACATATTCCGTAGATGCTGAAGCAACAGAGGAATATACCGTAGCTGGCAATGAGAAGCGATGGTTCAAGAACGACGTAGTGGTAGATACCTACAACCTTGGTGCCGGAAGCCCGCAGGCTTTGACCCAGACAGCACTCGTGCTGAAAAATGGTAACTACTGTATGACGGTCGTTCTAGATGGCGAGTACCTAACAGAAGTAGCAGTTGCTCCGGCAACTGGTGAATACTACTGCGATGGTACCAACATCTCCTTCGCCGATGCCATTACATCCAAACTCGTAGTAATCTACCACGCTAACCCTGTTGGAAACAACTGGGTACCCGTACTGGATAGTTCGATTCCAGCGGCGATCCGTGGTAAGAACATCCCGGTGTCCCTCGCCGCAGGGACCGTGGATCGAGTACAGTCTATATCTGTTCGTGGCACTTTCCCCAACACGGTTATTAAGGAACAGGGCAACACAAGCATTGTGGGCACCATCACACAGGTACCACAGGTCACTGGTGATCTATCAGTACTAGATACTGATCTTGAGCTAATCGCTCTACTCACCACGGGCCAGTTGAACCCTTCCGGCGTAACAGAGTTCCGGGACTGTGAGTTTACAGCGACAGGCATTTCACTAGAAATCAAGTTGCACGACCCAGCGAGTGGGTGTGGAAATATCGGCAATGTCCTAAAGACAGTCTATATTCCCGCAGTTACCGTCACATCAGAAGGTAACACCACAAACGTCGGTGGGAACGTGACACAGACATTCGGGTGGAAATCCACCACAGGAGCCTGTATCGTATATAGTGGCGCAAGACCGTAGTTAATAGTCACTAAAGGTTAAGGACAAGGGGCTGTATATCTTAGAAATAAGGATATAGCCCCATTCCTATTTTTGGAGGTTAGGATGAACCTAAATGATTTGTTTAAGTGGACTGGAGAGCTAACAATTACGGGGAGAGATGGTGAGCCTGTGATGGTTCGCACTAAGCCCCTGGTACTGTACCAGAGAGTTGTGGGCGACAGTGATTTGGGGTTAGCTCGTAAGATGGCCCTCAAAGCAAGTAGAGGACTAAGAAAAGAACTTAATGATGAAAGCACGAACTCGTATGCGGCGATGGTTCCTGACCACGCTGACATCGAGGATGGTGTATTGGTTAACATGGTTATACTGGCTAGTTCCCCGGAGATCAGAAGCCAGGCTATAAAAGAAGCCGATAGACCAAGAGAGCCAATGGAGCCGGAAGGTGATGCCTCATTGGAGGTCCAGGAAGAGTACGAGTCCGACCTAGAGGAGTTCAAGGCACTAACCAACAAGGCTATAGATAAGAAGGTGGCGGAGATCGTCCAGGCCAAAAGTGAGGAACTGAGTAAGTTACCACGAGAAAACTTGGTCAAGATGTTTCTGGAATCCACGGTCAGGTCTATTTGCCAGGCAGAAATGCTCAGAACATTCAATAGCTGGTGTGCGTATCTTGGTACTTTTAAAGACCGAAAGTATAGCACGCGTGCATTTGCATCTTATGATGAATTTGACAACTCCGCGACGGAACTAAAGAGTCAAGTTCTGAGTGGTTACCTCATGCTTGAGATAGCAGGAGAGGACCTAAAAAACTAGCCAGAAGCAATGAGTTCAGAAATTTATGGCTCATTGCTACAAAGTTTGGCCAGCCATTATCTGATAGTCTAAGAGACATAAGCATAACACCACACACCGTAACCTACTGTTGTAGGAAGCAGATGCAGATAGATTCCTTCATGGAACTACCAAAGAAGAAGAGACCACCGGAGAGCATTTGGGATAAACCAAAAGAATTAAACAGGTGGTTCGACAATGTGTTCGGTAGAGATAGTGGGGGAAGTACTGGAATAGATATTATCATAACAGATATAGAGGAATAATATGGCAATTAGTGCAGCAGGTGAGAGACTGCGAGAAACTATTAACCAATTGAAGGAACTCGCACAAATCTCTGGAAAGACAACACCAGAATTAGTTGAGCTACGCACCGCCCTGGACACTCTGTTCCAGAGGTCTACTTCTGCTGGTACATCACCAACCAGACAAATGGTTGACGATGTACACATCCTACTCAGACTAGTTGAGCAGTATGGTAGAAGCTGGAGGATGGTCAGCACCGAAGTACGTAATGCTGCCATGGACGTGCGTGCCATCCACCAGAGACAGCAACAGGGTGGTATACCATTCTACCCACAGGTACAAGCCGGTGACCCGGACAAGATGATGAATGTTAAGGCCACTGGTAGTCAAGAGGGGTTGAATAGACTACTAGAGGATGAGGCTAGGCTGCTGCTTGCATTGGACACAGGGCTGGACAACTTAGCCGCTAAATACGAATCCATGGGGTTCACCCTTGGTAACGTAAAGACCGAACTGGATGCAACTAATGCGGCATACTCGTTCCAAGCGCAATTGCTGAGAAAGGTCGGGGATGAAGTCACATTCGTTAGGGACGCCCAAGGAAGGGCGTCGGCTTCTACCGGACAGACAATGGCTCCATCCAGGTTGGTCGAGGACCTACAGACCAGACTGGGTGGCAGGTTCAACGAGTTCGATAGACACATCAATAAGATGGGCCTTAGCATGGACGACCTGAACAGTGCCCAAATAGATGCAGTGACCGGGGTAGGTAGATTCGCTTTCAAGACCGGCGAGGCAGGAGAAGCGGTAAGGACAGCCACCTTCCACCTGGATAAGTGGGGCAGACTAATCGGAGACTCCTCAAATAGATTCAAGACATTCGATGCCATGATTGCCAACAACATCTCCAAGGTATTGAGATGGGCGGTTGCCGTAGGCACGGTGTATGCTGCCTGGGGTAAGGTGCAACAGATGGGCACCGACATGGTGGAACTACAGGACGTAATGGCAGACCTGGCTATTACTACTGGTGAATCCACCGAGAAGATGTCCGCTTACTTTGAGAGTGTGGCCGAGATAGCTAGGGAAACTGGCACCGACCTCAAAGCCTCCATACAAACTATGACCTCAGCCATGCGCGCTGCCGGTGGTGAAACTGGTGCCGACAGAACAGCGGTGGCTTTGGCATTGCTAAGTGATACAGCCTCATATGCAAAACTGTCTGGACTAGATATGGCTAAGGCCATGGACATTCTAGTCAGCTCGTTGAGACAATTGGGCATGCCACTATCAGAAGGTGACGCGCTACTCAACAAGTGGGTTGCTGTATCTAAGGTGGCCCATACCAGCCTACTAGACCTTGGCCAAGCATTCGCTACCGCCGCCGCCGCTGCCGACAGCGCGGGGGTCGGCGTAGACGCACTAAACGGACTTATTGCTACAATGGCAGAGGTAACCAACTTATCTGCTCAAGAGAGTGCCAACGCTATCCGTGCCATCCTGTCTTCAATCCAGATGCCAAGTACACAAGAAGCACTTGGTAAATATGGCATTGCTGTCAAGGACGCGAACGGCGAACTTCGAGATATGGAGAACATTCTAACCGATGTTAACCTACTGATCACGGACTTCGGCGATGGTGCTGTTCTCGGAGAAAAGGCCATTAGTGAACTAGCGTATGCTATGGGTGGTCAAGGTGCCCGCAGACAAGCGCAGACCATTGCTCTACTGAAGGGACTAAATAGAGCGAGAGACATTTCCAATGTCAGTGCCGCCGCATCCACGGACCTGGAGGATGCATTGGCCATCAAGACGGACACACTGGCGACCGCGGTAGGCAAACTGAACAACTCATTTGTCGAACTAGCGCAGTCACTAGGCTCAGATGGTGGGATGCTAGACGTATTCTCCGGTGTAATAAACATGCTGACTGGGTTTGTGGACCTACTCAAAGATATTACAGAAGCCACTGGTCCTGCTACAACAGCTATAATCGCACTCACAGCAGCCTGGGCTATTGCAAACAAGACCGCACTGATGCCAAAACTGGCCTCCGCTTTTGGTGGAGGCGTTGGGATGGACCCGTCACTGGCATTTATGGCGGGTGGTGGCGCTGCTGGTGGTGGAGTTGGTAGAAGTGCACTTGGCGGTGCCGGTGCTGGGTTGGCTATTGGCGCTGTACATGCAATCCAGGCAGCACAGGGAGAGATGGAAGCAACCGAAGCTGCTACCAGAATCGGCGCTTCAATCGCTGGAGGTATCGTTGGTAACATGCTCCTACCTGGTGCTGGAGGACTCATCGGTGCTTACATAGGGGATGCATTTGCCGGTAGTGCAATCACCGCCCTAAAAGCAAGACAGGGAGAACTAACCGGTGTGGCTGTAGGAGAACTGAGTAAGTATGAGGAAAGGATAGCCCAACAACTCAAGGACTTGCAAGCTGGCAAGACAGCAGTCCCAGTGTATGCTAGAGGGCGAGAGGAAGAGATTCTAAAGGAAAGACTAGCAGAACTGAGACAAACTATAAAGATGAGGACACCTATAGAGGCTGGTGGTATGGGCGGTATTCCAGAGGCACCGGCGCAACAACGTAGGTTCCTACAATACCAGCAGCAGCTCCAACCTCAACTGGAGACAGAGTTTGCGAAGCGAAGGATGGAGCTTCCCTTTGAGTTTGCTAAGGGTGAGATTGAATCTGCCAGGGACTATACATTAACTCTGGAAAGGATGGAAACTCTTACCAATGCTATGCTGCCTATTTTCGATGCTAT